ATGTCTGGTTTTTATCGAACCAATTTGGGAAGAGTTGCGCTTCAACAACGTAATATTACGTTAAATGCAAAACAAAGACGTTTACTTCTATTAATAGACCATGAAGATTTTCAAAGTCTCGATACCGAGTTTAAAAAACGGATCGCCCCACCAGAACTGATACAACAGCTCATTGACTTAAAACTAATTGCCCCTTCTAGTGAAAATTATTCAGAGTTACCTGAACAAATATCTCCCCAAGAGTCATCTATAACAACTAAAGAAATACATCAAAAAAATGTTGATGAGAATAAAAGTAATGATTTAGTTGGAGAAATTCAGGTTCCTCAATCAACTTCTGCGCCTTCTTCAAATATTGAAAATAACCAACCACGCATTCCAGTTCAGCAACTATCTTTTGAAGAAATACAACTATTAATGAAACAAAGCTTAAGCCAATACTGTGGCCTTATGGCAAAGCCACTTATTCAAAAAATAGAGCAAATAAAAACACTTCAAGAACTTAAAATGTGCCAAATGCAATGGATTACCAGTTTGCAGGAATCACGCATTCCTCCTCATGAGCTAGCACATACGCTCCATTCTATTAATTATTCAATTCAGCTTATTCAGCAACGCATCTAAAATAGAACAAGCTGCTGTTTAATTAAGCATTAAACTCACTTGGTACGTATTTCGTGCTTTACCTACCGGTGTTTTTTTCCTATGATGTGCCCCACACATGTGCGCTCGTAGCTCAGTTGGATAGAGTACAGGTTTCCGAAGCCTGGGGTCGTGGGTTCGATCCCCGCCGGGCGCACCAATCTATTTTATAAAATCAATAACTTAACTATATTTTGGCGTATATTTGGCGTAATGCGCTATTTATCCACAGGTTTAGAGGTAATTTTGCTTCTTATCAAAGGTCCATCTTTTGCCGTTGTAAGTGACAGTACCATCCAAATTAATCGGCAACTCTTTTAATGAGTAGTCATAGATTTTAAGAACATTCCCGTTCTTATCTAAATCAGCGGGTAGATTGCAAGTATTCTCCATCCTGCCCGCTTCCGAAACCATGATCATGACTTGCGACATCACAAAGCCCTTACACAAATCGAGACATTAACGTTACTATTAATTGTGTGAGCTGTGCAACCTGAGAAGATTAAACACAGCAATGTGATGATCGATGCAATTTTAGTACGCTGACACATATAAGTTACTTCTTTAAAAAGAGTGCTCGCTCTGCTTCTCGTCGACGAACTAGACCTTTCATAACTTTACCGCCTGCTTTGTTCCAGACAAGGAATTGGTCAGCAGCGCCTTGATAATCACCTTTGTTGAGTTTCTTTAACAAAGTCGAATTCTTAAATGCACCTGAACCAATGTTGTATGTCAGCGACACCAACGCATCAAACTGATTTTGAGTTAAAGGTACAGTCACAGACTCATTTACCGTTTTTTCAAATTTAGCTAAGTCGTGCTTAAAGTAAGTCTTGGCTTGCTCAGGTGTACAAGTATCCCCTTTTTTTACCTTCACGCCATTAGGATAAACTGTTGTGCCAGTACCAATGGTCCAAACCCCTACACCATCATCGTAAGCATTGAATCGCGTGCCTTCAAAACTAGTTATTAAATCTATACCATCATCACTTGTAGTTTTTCCACCTGGTGCAAGTTTTTCGACCACTTTATTTAGATCGTCTACTTGCGCCTGTGTAAGCTTGCCGCCTGCAATTACTCGGGCAGCATCGAAGAATGGTTTAGTTGTCATTGGATTCACCTTTCTTTTTCTCTAACTCAGAGCTACCAAAATAAAACCCACATGCTGTTGTCATAGCCCCAGCAATAAAACCCAATGCCGTATTAATCAGATTGCTGTTTTCTCGCGGCATATCCACAAAAAATAAAGCAATCACTAAAACAAACATCAGTCCCACTAATGCGAAAGCTAGATAAGCTCTTGTGTTTTCACTATTCATCGTCCTGCTTCCTCTAACCGTGATACTTTCTCTTTAATTAAAGATTGATCTTGGCTTAATTGAATAATTGAAGATCCAACCCAAGCGCACAGCGAAAATACGATTCCTGCAAAGATGCCAAGCAGTACACGCAATACAGAAAGACCGCCATCTTGCGAAGCTGTACGATTTTCCAAATTCGCAACTTTGATATCTAATGTATCGATGTCCTTTTTGTTCTGTTCGCTAGTCTCTTTGTGCGCTTCATTAATGAAAGTCAGTCGAGTAACATGATCTGACAACATGCGGATATCACTCTGAATGGAGTCGATTTTCTTTTCAAATCTCAACCCGTATGATTCATTTTCAGTCATGCCTTCCCCCTTTCGTTTAGACAATAAAAAAGCACCCGTTTGGGTGCTGTTATTTCTTCATTTCAATTACACTTAATGTTCTTGAAGTAATCATAAAGTTGCTTCTTGATTCCACATTTAATGGGATATTAACGCCCTCCTGTCGAGCAAATCCTGCTTTAAGTGTGTAGGTAACATTGCCAATAGTACTGTTATCATCAATAGCTGAAACGATAACCGCTGTACCATTAAAATTAACGTTAATATTACCAGTCTCAATATTCGCGCCCAGAGAGCCTCTGCCAATTAAAGACCCATTTTTATATATTGAAATATAAAAGGAAGCCATTGCCCTATCGTTAGCTGCAATTGGATTACCTCGTCCGTCACTTACACTAAAAGCGCCAAAAGTAGGTGTGCAAATATTTACTGAAGCATCAATTCTAACTTTTCCACCACTTCTATTTAACGTTACTTGTAAAAGTGTACCTATATGATTTTCCCACGCTGATAGGTGGTTATTAAAATCATTATTAGGCAACCCACCAGTTGATCCTCCTGAAAAACTATTGATAGTTTTGATATCAATTGCTTTAACTCCTATCGGTACAGTTACAGCCTCATCCTTGATCTTTAGAGTATCAATTGCGCCATCTTCAATATTCGCAGTTTTGACTTTAATTGTTCCCAAGTCCGCACTAATAACACTTAAGTTTTCTGCCCAGATCCGATTGGCATTGATATATCCAAAACTACCATTATCGACATACAAACCACGCGGAATAACAGTGCCATTTGGCAAAGTCACTGGCTTATTTTGCAGTGTCATTAATGGCTTTGGCTCTATACCGTCAATACCCACAGGTGTGCCAAATTGGATGCAATCATAGTTAAAAATGAAAGTAGAAGTCGTACCATCATTCATTGATCCATGACCAGAAACATGGCCATTTACATCGAACTTAGTAAACTGCTGAGCATAGATGCCATCAACACTTTCACTGACATTTTGAATAGACGCACTATTCTCACCGACTTTTGTATTTAACGTTTCCGTTACTTTAATCGTTGAAGAAATAGCACTTGAATTTGCCTCGAGCTGGCGCTTGAATACGGCATTGTTCTCATTCATCTGAGCAGAAAGCTGTTCAGTAAGTTTAGCTTGGGCCAAATCACCTTCGATACGAGCAGATTGCTCTGACCATACGCCTGCATAACCTCCTTCATTTCCGATTAAGTCAGATTCTGACCCGATAAATGGAGGATTGATTTGCGCGTAAACTCCATCAATCCTTGTAGTTTGGGCAATAACTTTGTCATCTACATTCTTAATATCAGACTTAACTTGCTCAAGTGCACCAGTTGAAGCTTTATCGTCAAGCTCAAGATTAATTAAATCAATCGCTTCAGCATTTGCCGATGACTGCTCAACTGCTACCTGTGCAGATTCACGTACAGTTGCAAGAGCACTATCATTACTTGCGATATATGTATCAATCTTTTGAACTGTTACCTTATCGCCCTCAATTCGAGCTTGAACTTCTTGCTGAGCGTACGCACGTAAATCATTTACTTCAGCTACTGTCGTATCAATACGCTTACTAAGTGCTAAATCCCCTTCGATCATTGCCGATTGAATAGACCATGTGCCAGCGAAGCCCTGATCATTACCAATTAGGTCAGATTCAGAACCAATTAACGGCGGGTTAAGCTGTGCATACACGCCATCGGTTTTTTCAGCAACTAATGAAAGATCATCTGCAACAACACGAATATCTTCCTGAACCGCCGCAAGACCATCATCACTTGATTTCTTGACCGTTTTTACAACTTCAAGAACACCTTCATCACCTGCAATGATTTGCTGTGATAAACCATCTTTGGCTTGCTGAATAGCGTTTTGACGATCAATGACTTCTTGTGCAATCCGATCTTTCGTATTCTGAATATCTTGCTTAATTGGACCAATTTCAGCGTCAATAGTCTCAATATGATCAATCTTGGTTTTAAGATCCTGATTGAGTTGAGATTCACTGATTTGATCATTCAAGAGCTCAAGAACG